GACATCATCAAAGTCTACGGGGAAGCGTGTGCACAGATCCTCGCCAATGTGGACTTTATGGCCACCCTTCTGGACATTGTCGTGTTCATGGTTGAGCGATTGTCTCAGTGTTGGCATCTCAAGTCTTTCAGCCCCTTCTTCCACTCGTCCAAGACGTACGGCAAGTGGGCCAACTCGGCATATACCATCATCGAGCAAAGCCAGCTGATGCACAATCCGGAAGCCAATGGTCTCACCTACCACGGGTTTTTGGATTCCCTCGAACAGTGCATTGAGGAGGGTTTGGAGATCCAGAAGTTCGCAAAAGCAGCGGACAAGCGCGATGTTGTCCTCAATGTCCTTTCCAAACTGCGCATTGTGCGTGGGGAAATCCTCACGCGCAGGGCTGCTGGGCAGGAGCGCCGTGCTCCATTCAGTGTTCTCGTTTGTGGGGGTTCTGGAATTGGCAAAAGTGGATTTGTCAAAACCCTCCTGTCACACTATGGGAAGATGTTTCATCTTCCTGAGGGTTCGGAGTTCCTGTTCACCCGCAGTTTCGGCGATAAATTCTGGTCCGGCTTTCGCACTCAGATGTGGGGAATCAACCTTGATGACATCGCCTATGTCAACCCAAACAAGGGCACAGAGGATCAGTCTCTCAGCGAGCTCTTGCAGATTGTCAACAACGTCGCCTTCTGCCCTAACCAAGCAGATTTGGAAGACAAGGGTAAGACCCCTGTCAGGGCTGAAATCGTGGTTGCGACCACCAACACGGAACACTTGAATGCCTCAACTTGGTTTTCGAACCCTGTGGCAGTTCGTAGACGGTTGCCATTCATCATTGAACTCACACCCAAGAAAGAATTTGCACGCGATGATGCTGCGGCCATGTTGGACCCTGCCAAGGTACCAATGTCAGATCCGGGATGCTATGACGATTTGTGGCACATCAAGTTGTCACGGGTCGTTGTCGTCAACACGGATGACAACTGCAACCAGGATGTTCAGGTCCTTCCTCTGCAGACATACAC